ATGGCAAAACCGGACTGGGAGGCCATCGAATCGGCATACCGGGCCGGAGTCCTTAGCCTCCGTGATATAGGCGAGAAATACGGCGTTACAGAAGGGGCTATCAGGAAGAGGGCCAAAAAGCTTGATTGGGCACGCAGTGGCGGTACGCAGGTTTGCAAAAATGGTACGCAAAAAAGGAAAGTGCGTACCAGCAGAAAGCCTGCCATTACTGGCCTTACACAAAAAAGTACGCAACTAAAAACAGAATCTACACCGGATACGAAACCGATACGCGGAATGCGTACCGATCCCCCGACTAACCCATTCCAACCCGGTAACCAGCAGGCATTAAAACACGGTGGTTATGCCCGTCGCCTTCTGCTCAAAGATGAGGTGATAGAGGACGCTAAAGCGTTGACGCTCGAGGACGAATTATTTCGCCTTCGTGCTAACAACCTTGTCGCTGCAGAGAATATTGGTCGGTGGTTGGTGTCGCTGGAAGATGCTAATGGGGACCAGGAAAGGAAGATGCTGATTGAAAATATCAGCGCCGCCGAGAAAGCAATGATGCGCAATACAGTTCGTATTGAGTCCATCGTTGGCACGCTTGCGACGGTAGGAAAAATATTTGCTGATACAGCCTACCGCAAGGCCGCCACTGATAAGGTGTCTCTGGAGGCTGATCGTCTTCGCCGTGATGCAGGTATTGATGATGGCAATGGAGAGCGTGACCTCAATGACTTCTACTCTGACATCCAAACCGACGCTGAATCCGGCTTTACGTAGTTTCTGGACTATGCGGGCACGTAACAAAGTGCTTTATGGTGGTCGGTCATCGTCAAAATCATGGGATGCCGCTGGCATTGCCATATTTCTGTCGAATAAATACACCCTGCGTTTTTGTTGTGCCCGTCAGATCCAGAATAAAATCGAAGAGTCGGTGTATACCCTGCTCAAAATTCAGATAGACAGGTTTGGTCTGCGGCACCGTTTCCGTATTCTGAACAACAAAATCATTAACCGGGTTACTGGCTCGGAATTTGTTTTTTATGGATTATGGCGCAACATCGAAGAAATTAAGTCACTGGAGGGGATCGATATGTTGTGGCTGGAAGAAGCCCACGCACTGACGGAATACCAGTGGAAAATTCTGGAGCCAACGATCCGTAAAGAGGGTTCGGAATGCTGGTTCATATTCAACCCCGGACTTGTTACTGATTTCGTCTGGCGCAACTTCGTTGTTGATCCGCCCGAAGGCACTCTCATCCGCAAAATTAACTATGACGAAAATCCGTTTCTGTCTGACACCATGCTTAAGGTTATCGACGCGGCGCGACGCCGTGATCCGGATGGTTTTAAACATGTGTATGAGGGCGTTCCGGAGTCTGATGATGATGCGGCAATTAGACTGGCCCCCTGAATCTCCAGACAACCAGTATCACTTATTTAAGTGATAGTCTTAATACTAGTTTTTAGACTAGTCATTGGAGAACAGATGATTGATGTCTTAGGGCCGGAGAAACGCAGACGGCGTACCACACAGGAAAAGATCGCAATTGTTCAGCAGAGCTTTGAACCGGGGATGACGGTCTCCCTCGTTGCCCGGCAACATGGTGTAGCAGCCAGCCAGTTATTTCTCTGGCGTAAGCAATACCAGGAAGGAAGTCTTACTGCTGTGGCCGCCGGAGAACAGGTTGTTCCTGCCTCTGAACTTGCTGCCGCCATGAAGCAGATTAAAGAACTCCAGCGCCTGCTCGGCAAGAAAACGATGGAAAATGAACTCCTCAAAGAAGCCGTTGAATATGGACGGGCAAAAAAGTGGATAGCGCACGCGCCCTTATTGCCCGGGGATGGGGAGTAAGCTTAGTCAGCCGTTGTCTCCGGGTGTCGCGTGCGCAGTTGCACGTCATTCTCAGACGAACCGATGACTGGATGGATGGCCGCCGCAGTCGTCACACTGATGATACGGATGTGCTTCTCCGTATACACCATGTTATCGGAGAGCTGCCCACGTATGGTTATCGTCGGGTATGGGCGCTGCTTCGCAGACAGGCAGAACTTGATGGTATGCCTGCGATCAATGCCAAACGTGTTTACCGGATCATGCGCCAGAATGCGCTGTTGCTTGAGCGAAAACCTGCTGTACCGCCATCGAAACGGGCACATACAGGCAGAGTGGCCGTGAAAGAAAGCAATCAGCGATGGTGCTCTGACGGGTTCGAGTTCTGCTGTGATAACGGAGAGAGACTGCGTGTCACGTTCGCGCTGGACTGCTGTGATCGTGAGGCACTGCACTGGGCGGGGACTACCGGCGGCTTCAACAGTGAAACAGTACAGGACGTCATGCTGGGAGCGGTGGAACGCCGCTTCGGCAACGATCTTCCGTCGTCTCCAGTGGAGTGGCTGACGGATAATGGTTCATGCTACCGGGCTAATGAAACACGCCAGTTCGCCCGGATGTTGGGACTTGAACCGAAGAACACGGCGGTGCGGAGTCCGGAGAGTAACGGAATAGCAGAGAGCTTCGTGAAAACGATAAAGCGTGACTACATCAGTATCATGCCCAAACCAGACGGGTTAACGGCAGCAAAGAACCTTGCAGAGGCGTTCGAGCATTATAACGAATGGCATCCGCATAGTGCGCTGGGTTATCGCTCGCCACGGGAATATCTGCGGCAGCGGGCTTGTAATGGGTTAAGTGATAACAGATGTCTGGAAATATAGGGGCAAATCCAGCAATCATCAAACTGTCTTGGATAGAAGCCGCAGTGGATGCGCACAAAACGTTAAATTTCGAACCCAGTGGAAGAAAGCGTATTGGCTTTGACGTGGCTGACAGTGGTACAGATAAGTGCGCTAACGTTTACCGTCACGGATCCGTTGTTTTCTGGGCCGACGAATGGAAGGCCAAAGAAGATGAATTACTGAAGAGCTGCCAGCGTACTTATCAGGCGGCGCTGGAGCGTGAAGCAGATATTGTTTACGACTCTATCGGTGTTGGTGCGTCTGCCGGTGCTAAATTCTCTGAAATTAACGCTGACCGGAAGAGCGAGAACGCATACGCGCGACGTGTGAATTACCAGAGGTTTAACGCCGGTGCTGGTGTGCATGAGCCAGATGACGAGTACAACGGCATCCCCAACAAAGACTTTTTCGCAAATCTTAAGGCTCAGGCATGGTGGCTGACCGTTTCAGAAATACGTTTAACGCCATTAACAACGGAGAACAGTATCCTGTGGATGAGCTGATCAGCATAGATTCTCGTTGTCCGTTGCTTGAAAAGCTGAAACTGGAACTGACAACACCTCATCGTGATTTCGACCGTAACGGACGTGTGATGGTCGAAAGTAAAAAAGACCTCGCAAAACGCGAGATACCGTCACCAAACGTTGCTGATGCATTCATTATGGCCTTCGCGCCAATCGATACATCGCTGGATATCTGGGAACAGCTGGGGAGACAGGCCTGATGGCACGAAACAAACAAGCCCTGCGGCGAACTGTGCAGGCCACAGCTGATGGTTATGAGAATTTTATTGCCCGAGTAGGGATGCAGACACCTAACCAGCACTCAGCATCCACCTACCGGGCTAATTTCACCAGTCGTAACCGCATGCTGGTGGAATGGTCCTATCGTTCATCCTGGATCATCGGCGAAGCAGTCGATGCTATCCCGGATGATATGACCCGCAAAGGCATTCGCATCACTTCGGAAATTGATGCAAAAGATCGTGGCATTCTCGAATCACAACTGGATGAGTTGCAAATCTGGGATGCGCTGAATGACGTGCTGAAATGGTCGCGCCTCTACGGCGGCGCGGTGGGTTTCATCATGATTGAGGGGCAGGCACCAATGACCCCGCTGCGACCCGAAACCATCGGTAAGGGCAAGTTTAAGGGGATTCTCCCGCTCGACCGCTGGATGGTCGACCCGGCACTGACCCGCCGCATTAAAGATATGGGGCCGGACCTGGGTAAACCTGAGTTTTACGATGTGGTGACCACAGCAACGGGAATTCCTGCCTGGCGCATTCATCACAGTCGCCTGATTCGCTTTGATGGCGTCACGTTGCCATTTCAGCAGAAGATGACCGAGAACGAATGGGGAATGTCGGTTGTAGAGCGTATCTGGGATCGTCTTACCGCGTTCGACAGCGCTACTGTCGGCGCGGCGCAGCTGGTCTACAAGGCGCATTTGCGTACCTACAGCGTGGAGAAGCTACGCGAGCTTATCGCACTTGGTGGTCCTGCGTATGAAGCGTTGCTGAAGAATATCGACCTGATTCGACAGTTCCAGAGTAATGAAGGCATGACGCTCATGGACTCGCGGGATAAGTTTGAAACCCATCAGTACAGCTTCAGTGGTCTGGATGACATCCTTTCGCAGTTTGCAGAACAGATTAGTGGCGCTGTTGGTATCCCACTGGTGCGGTTGTTCGGACAGTCCCCGAAAGGATTTTCTACCGGTGATGCAGACCTTGCCAACTATTACGATCGCATCAGTTCGTTGCAGGAGAGGCGTTTACGTCTTCCGGTGCGGCGGATACTGGACATCATGCATCGTTCGGAACTTGGCAAGCCGCTGCCGGACGATTTCACGTTTGAGTTTAACCCGCTCTGGCAAATGTCTGATGTCGATCGCTCAACGGTGGCGTTAAACACCACCAACGCAATCAGTACGGCGCTGGGTGATGGTCTGATGACACTGAAAGCCGCTATGACTGATTTGCGAGAAAATTCTGACGTAACCGGCATAGGGGCATCCATTACCAACGAGGACATCGAGAATGCCGAAGATGAAGCGCCGCCCGGCATCGGCGAACCTGATGACGAACCGCAGGAGCCGTCAGGCGGAAATCCGGTATCGAACCAGCCTACGCAGGATAGCGAGGGCGGTCGGAGACATCGTAAATGGTCGCTACGATGGTTCAAATGACAGTATCACGGAAATTATTGCGGCGCTGGAGCGTTACAGTGAAATCATCACCCCCTGGGCGACAAAGGTCGCGGAAAACTTTACTGCGGACCTAACCCGGCAGAACGAGAAAGTTTGGCGGCAACACAGCAAGAACATCAGTCGCGAGCTCCGCAATCTTGTGGAAAGCGCTCCTGTGGGCCAGGTGATGCAATCCATCATCGCCGAACAGGTCAAGTACATCAAATCTCTGCCTCTCGAGGCCGCAGACAGGGTGTACGACATCCAGAACAAAGCGATAGAGGCTGTTGTCACCGGTGGTCGGGCGGAGCAGTTTGCTAAAGAGATTGCATCTACCGGCGATGTTGCTAAGTCTAGGGCCGATCTGATTGCCCGAACGGAACTGGGAAGAGCAACGGGCGCGCTGGATATGGCCCGAGCGATAGCTATTGGCTCGGATGGTTATATTTGGCGTACAGCCGATGATGGCGATGTCCGAGATTCCCACGATCACATGAAAGGTAAATTCGTCCGCTGGGATTCACCTCCAACTTTGGACGGCATGACCGGCCACGCGGGCGAGCTGCCAAACTGCCGCTGCTATAAAGAGATCGTGTTTGTTCGCGTTCCATTCGCAATGAAAAGGGCAGCATAACCCATGAAATACTTTTTTGAGACCAGGCTCGGGGAAACCCGATACCGCCTGGCTGACGGCTCGTTGCTGTGCAAAGACGTGCCGATAGGACGAACAGGTAAGCAGCTCTATGGTGCTGATGACCTGCCAAAACTGAAACCCGATAAGTTCGTTGAAATAGTCGTCACGCGTTCTCCTGAGCAGGTATTCCATCCGGCCACGCTTGCCTCATTCGAAGGGATGAGCATCACGATCCTGCATCCTGAAGATGAAAACGGGAATGTGCGGCTGGTAAATCCCGAGAACTGGAAAGTGCTTGCTGTCGGGCACCTCCAGAATGTCCGGCGCGGGACGGGTGAGCAGTCTGATTTGATGCTGGCTGACCTTATCGTCAAAGACGAAAGCGCCATTCAGCTTATCGAAGATGGCCTGCGCGAAGTGTCGTGCGGCTATGACGCGGAGTACGAGCAGACCGAGCCAGGTAAAGCCGAGCAGGTCGATATTACCGGAAACCATGTGGCTCTTGTCCCTAAAGGCAGAGCCGGAAATCGTTGTGCAATTGGAGACAGAGACACAATGGCAAATCAAAAGAAAAACTGGTGGAACCGCATGCGTGCGGCCATCAAGACAGGAGATGCCGACACCATGAACGAACTGGTGGAGTCGGCTCCCGCATCGGTTACAGGAGATGAGGGGGATTTGCCGCAGGGCGTTAATCTCAACATCAACCTGTCCCCGCAGCAACCACTACCGGACAAAGCACCAGAGATGGGCGGAGATCCAACCGGCGACAGTGATGATGACCTCAAAACATTACTGAAAGCCCTGCTGGCTAAGCTGGAAAGAAATGCCACGGGCGATAACGATAATAAGCCTGACGATAATCCGACCGGTGACGGCGAGGACGATGAAGAGGAAACCACGATTACTGGTGACTCAGCCTGGCGTGCCGAAGTTATCGTTCCGGGTATCGATCTGAGCCGTAAGATGAAACCGACCGCGTTCAAACGCGAGGTTCTGGCTTCTGCTGACAAAACGCTGGTTCGCCAGATAGTCGGTGATGCGGATATCCGCAAATTACCGAAACAATCGGTCGACATGGCGTTTAATGCCGTGTCTGAGGTTGCCAAAGGGCGAAACACCCGCGCCACCACCGGCGATGCACAGCGCCTAAACATGGGCATGACCAGTATCGCTTCCCTGAACAAACAAAACGCTGAATTCTGGGCAAACCGTAAAGGGTAAAAAATGAATAATGTATTTCTGTACCGGATGCCTGTTGGCATTGCCGGGGCTGTCTCTCGCCCGCAGGACTTAACCGTCGAACCGGTGGTCCTTAAATCCGATAACGCCTTCGCTGCCTATGGCCTGGCTGGTAAATACGATGATGACGGTTTTTTCGTGCCGCTGGCAGATGGTGATACCGCAGACAAGGTGAAGGGGATCTACGTGCGCCCTTATCCGACCACGTCGCAGCCGGACATGGTTCGCCAGGTGGGAACAGGCAAGAACTTCCCGGGCGACGCCATGAAGCGTGGCTACGTGACCGTTAATCTCGGTTCTGATTTTGATGCCAGCACTATCAAAAAAGGCGATCTCCACTGATGAATCCATCAAAGTGCCTCTGGGTGGATTCATGTCCACGTCAGTCAGTGGCAAAAACGTGGTGCTGACCAACGCTGAATTCACAGGTGCCGGTGATGCTGACGGCAATGCAGAAATTTCCTGGAAGATTTAAGGAACAGACGAATGATTACTTTTGATCAGGCAACCGTTGACAGCTCTGGTGCCTTTCTCATCGGGGAGCTGGAGAGACTCGACCAGACGCTGAACCTGCCACTGGTGGGGTACACCTGGAGCCGCGATATTCAACTGCGTGAAGACGCCTCCATCGCAGATGACATTTCCAGCTGGACGAATACCAGCTTCGCCGCTGCGGGTACTGGCGCAAATCCGAATGGAAAAAACTGGGTAGGCAAAGACTCAACCGCTATTGCTGGCGTGAACGTGGATATCGGCAAATCCGGTAACCCGCTGAACCTGTGGGGGATGGAACTTGGCTGGACGGTCATAGAATTGCAGGCTGCTCAGCAGGTCGGCCGCCCGATTGATACGCAGAAGTATGACGGTATGCAACTGAAATGGCAGATGGATAACGATGAACAGGTATATGTTGGCGATTCCGCATTAAACCTGAAAGGCCTTGTTACCCTGGACGGCGTGCCTGTCAACAACGCTGCCAAAACGTGGGCAACCTCAACACCGGACGAAATCCGCGCAAGCATTAACCAGGTGCTGTCTGATGCGTGGGCCGCTTCTGGTTACTCTGTGGTTCCGCGTGATTTGCTGATCCCGCCTGAGCAGTTTGCTCTGTTGTCCAGCATCATCGTTTCATCTGCAGGTAACCAGTCCCTGTTGACGAACCTTCAGACCAACACCATCAGCTATCACCAGAACGGTGTTCCGCTGAATATCCGCGCGGTTAAATGGCTGAAAGGCCGTGGTGTGGGGAATAAGGATCGCATAGTTGCGTACACCAACGATAAAAAATACGTCCGCTACCCGCTGGTTCCGCTTCAGAGCGTGCCGGTGCAGTATCGCGGTCTGTATCAGATCGTCACTTACTACGGCAAGCTGGGTGCAGTCGAGCCAGTGTACAAAGAAACCATTTCGTACGTTGATGGCATTTAACAGCCACATGGCCCCCTGGCGGGGCCATTAAGGATGACCCGATGGCAAAAAATGATGCAGTAATACACGTACATACCCCGTTTGTGCTCACGCTTCCCGACGGTTCTCGGCGCGAGTTTGTTAAAGGCCGTCATGTTGTGGAGGAAGACGTTGCCACGCACTGGTTCACTCGTGCGCACGCGGAAGTATCCGTTGGCAAAGCCACAGACGCGCGTAACGAGGTAAAAAATGCCAAAGAATTGAGGTGTACTGGCAATAGCGGACACTACCATTTGTTCTTTTTTTAAGCAGCCATCTGATGATATTTTTCCCTGAAGGCTGCCGGGGAGATATTCCCCAGACGAGAGTGACGACGCTGACGATTGTAGAAAATCTCAATGTATTCCCGTATTACTGAGATGGCTTCATCCCGGTTATTAAAACGATAGTGGCTCAGGCTCTCATTTTTCAGCGTTCCCCAGAAGCTTTCCATCGGAGCGTTGTCGTAACAGTTACCTTTACGCGACATTGATGTTTTCAGACCAGACTGCTCCTGTATGACCCGGTAATCGTATGCGCAGTACTGTGAACCTCGATCAGAGTGGTGGATTAGCCCGGCAGGTGGGCGCTGGCTCCTGAGCGCCATAAACAGGGCTTTACCTGTCAGCTCTTTTGTCATGCGCTCTCCCATGGCGTAGCCGACAATTTCGCACGTATAAACATCTTTGATGCCAGCGAGGTACAACCATCCCTCCTGTGTGGCAACATACGTCAGGTCCGCCACCCAGACCTGATTTGGTGCTGTAGGAGCGAACGTCTGGTTCAGCAGATTTGGCGCAACTGGCAGATTGTGGTTCGGGTTCGTAGTCGCTCTGAACTTGCGTTTCTGCTTACAGCGTAGCCTCAGCTCCTTACGAAGACATGCCAGTCGGTCACGACCAACGATGATGCCATTCTCTGCCAGCTCCGTCTGGAGCCGCCGGGTTCCATATGTTTCGCGAGTGCGGATATGTGCCACCTTAATCTCCAGTTTTAGCCGCTCATCACTTTGTTTTCTGTCTGAGGGTTCATGCTGTACCCAGTTGTAATAACCGCTCCTGGATACACCAAATACCTGACACATCGCTTCAATGGGAAATTGTTGTCGCCATTGTTCGATTAACGCGTATTTTTCAGCGACTCCTGTGCAAAATACGCTGTTGCTTTTTTTAATATATCGCGCTCAAGGCGAGCTTCATTTAACGCCTTACGCAGTTGCAGAATTTCAGATTCCAGTTCAGCCACCGTGCGGGAACCAGGAGTACCGAGCCCTTTTCTGGCGGCGGTAACCCATTGTCCTAAAGTGCCTTCAGGAAGGGATAATCGGGAAGCGCCTTCACTGATCGAAAGTTGATTTTCAAGAACCGTTCTGACAGCTTCGGCTTTGAACTCTTTAGAGTAACGTTGGGTTTTTCTGCTCATTATTAGCTCCTTCTGATGCCATTCTATTTCAGGAAGGAGTGTCCGTTAAACTCAGGCTATCTCAATAAACCGTGCTGTGTAACTGCTGTGGATCAAATCTGACCACAACTTTTTTCACTCCGGCATTCATTAATGCCATGTTGTAATAAACGTTTTTCGCGCCTTTAAGGGAGCCGCCAACTTTAAGCGTAAACTCGCCTTTGCGTGAAACGTTCACCGCCTCGGCAGGCAGTAACAGCATCCGTTTTTGTTCTTCGGTTGGCTTACGCACAATCGTTCTGGCGTATTCACGCTCGAAAACATCATCAAACGAGAGTTTGCCCCCGCACATTTCTGTTTCACGGCCTGTTCTGGCATTGAACATCGCCACACCTTCGGCAAAGGTTTTCAGAAACAGCTCTGCATCAACAGCGTGGTCGCCATAGTTATCAGGTTTTGCCTGCGGATTTGGCCCCGTATATGCGCCAGCCAGTGCCGGATGCTTATCAACGTATTCCTCAAGCCCACCAACACCGAAAGCACGTTCAACAGGTTTTGCCTGGCCCCAGCCTTTACCGGCAACAACGCTTGTCCAGTGCATTTTCGCACCCATCAGTAAAAACAGTCCTTTTGGATCGTCCTCTTTTACCTTAAAGCGGTAGCGATTGGGCGCGCCTCCCGTCAGCCATTTATTCGCAGCACCACGGGTGTTATCAATGGTGATGTGAAAATCCTCCGGGATACTGTAGCGAGTCACAACATCCATGAACGAGAGGCGAATTGAATCAATGTTCTCGCTCACATCGCAGCGCCAGCCCAGAATTTTTCGGGTTTTCACATCCTGCCAGAACCATGTTTTCGGACGGATCACATCACCGTTAAACCAGCGTACAAAGACGTTATGCAGATAACCGTCGCCGTTGATCCACTGCATGGCGTCCAGGTGTTCCACAGTTCGCTGCTGTGCCGGTATCAGATGCATCAGTGCATGTTCACCTTCACGACAGGCAACAACCATTGCCTCGTCCAGTTGCTGAATCCGGCGAAAGGCCGTGGCACGGGAGGGAATACTCCAGCCATGCTCGCGGGCTGCCAGTTCCAGACGCTCATAACATTTGCGGAAGGCGGGTTTTTCCGGTCGCAGATAATCTGCAATCAGAAACTGCCAGGCATCCTCGTCAAATTCACTTTTGTGAACATTGCGACGGGATGCTCCACGTCCATCAACAAGTGCAGCCGCCCAGTCAGGCTTCGCAAACTTCTGTACCTGGTAATACTTGTCCCGCAAAGTGGATGCGCTGACCTGGTAATGCCCTGCAACGGTCGCAAAAGCCGTTTTCGTTGAAATCCCCTGGTTCAGCATTTCGTCTGTGGCCTGAATTGAGGGCAACCATTTTTCAGCCAGGCTGCGCTGGGAATCGCTGGCTTTATCCCATTTGCTCCATAGTGCCTCACGATCATAATCATGAGCTTCCAGCGTGGGGCGGGCGATTTCAAAACATCCCTGACTGGTTTTAAATTTTCCTTGTTGGAGCAAAACTTCAGCTCGAGCAATGTTAGGAAGAGAAGATATATGGTATTCGTAAGCAACCCCTCTAATTCCTTCTCTTCTTCTCTTGAGCCATCCTTCTCTCTGAGCTCTTTTGTGAACCCCCATTAATGAACCAGGTAAACCAGATAAACCCATGCATTCAATTGCTGATATCCACTCTCTCATTGTGATCCCTTAGATATCTACTAGGCCAAATTTCCTCAGGTTTCATGTTTAAGGCGTCAGCAATAATGCGTTCACCTTTAGGCCATGGCCTGACTAATGCATTTGCAAGCGTCCCGGTTGAATAACCTGAACGTCTGGACAATTTTGCCAGAGGGGTTCCTGTTTTTTTGAGGGCCGCAATCACGTCGGCCCGATGCCAATCGTTACTCATCTTTCGCACACCAACCATATTGCGTATGATAAAGGGTTACCAAAACAAATAATTCGTCTTGATTATCTGTTTTATACATTACCAAATAAACCAAACCGGTTTATATCAGTTAATGTGGTTTATTTTGTAATCCATTGATTTTTATATAGATAAATCTGGTAAACTTAGTTTATGAAAAGCGCAAATGAGATAAACCAGTGGATGACACCCAAACAAATTACTGAACTGGATGGAATGCCTGGGACAATACAGGGGGTGCATAAACGAGCAAAGAAAGAAGGATGGCCGAAGCGTTCACAAGAAGGGCGTCGCGGGCCTGGGGTTGAATATATCCCGGCAATACCGGCTATGCAAAAAATTGCTATCGAAGAAATGAATGCTGATACATTGAAAATGTTCTCCCTGTTAATCAATAAACTAGGAGAAAATGAAGTCCGAGAGATAGAGCTAAACATGGCTAAATATGGGCTTTCCGGATTAATGCAAGAACGCCCCTCCATCTCCGTTGACACCCTATTGGCAACGCTGGGTATTGATCGCCAAACACTACAAACAGCTTTGGCGCTGCATAAATTACCTCCAGAAACTCGCCAAGAGATTTTGTCAATGTATGGTGTTCATAAACAGGAAGAGCCTGTAGCTCCTTTGTTGGAACCACAAGATGCGAAAAAAGCCGTATAACAACCATGAGCCAGCTAAAACATACTTCACCTCACATAATCACACATGTAACATACCTAAACGGCATGAGCTGATTTGTGATATGAGTCATTTGGTGACAGCCTGGTTGTTATCGGTTTTGAACGTTTTTTGAAGCTATGATTGAAATGATTTATAGTGTTTTTGTTTTTCGTTTTTTCAATGAAACAAAAGCAATTTTTTACTATCTTTCGCGTTTCATTGGTTAACGCCTAAAATTTGTACTACAGGCTTGCAAGCCCCACCAAATCTAATCCCATCAGATCCCGAATAATCCAATGTTCTCCCGGTTTTTTCGTACTTCAAGTGAATCAATACACTGGGGCAAACGCTAACCCGTTTCCGCCAGCGTAAACATATGCTGGAAAGTATTGATAGCGCCAGCCAGAAGCAAATTGATGAGATGTTTAATGCCTATGCTCGCGGTGAACCCAAAGACGAACTGCCGACCGGCATTGACCCCTTGACGCTAAACGCGGTGCGAAAACTGTTTAAAGAGCCTGGTGTGCAACATACGGCAGAAACGGTGGCGCAGGCACTGACCATCAGCCGCACCACTGCCAGGCGTTATCTTGAATATTGCGCCAGCCGCCATCTGATTATTGCTGAAATTGTTCACGGCAAAGTTGGCAGACCACAACGCATATACCACAGTGGGTGACATGATAAAGCCGGAGGAAACTTGCCTCCGGCATTACTATTTACTTGCCTGTGACCGCTGCTGCCGTTCCTGGCACCATCAGCTCTGTAGCAACGATAACAATCACTAGCCCAACAAGCACCGGCACCGAGGTGCGTTTTACGACTTCAAATGGTGAGATTTTCGCCATCCCGGCAACCGCAACGACTACGCCAGAAACGGGTGATAGGGTACGACCCAGGTTTGACGCCTGCAGCATCGGGATAGTCAAATACGCCGGGTTAATGCCGGAAGAGTGCGCCAGTTTCGGGATCATCTCAACAAACGCATAAAACGGCGCATTGCCTGAACCGGTCGTGACTGCCGCCAGCATGGTCAGAATCACCAATACCAGCATCAGGATGATACTCGCCGAACCAAACGAGGTAGCGATAGAAATCAGACTTTGAATAAAGCCGATGGTGCTAAGCCCCTGAGCGAATACCCCAGCGGCAACCAGCAGCATCACCACGTTAGCAAACGCATCTGCCATCCCGCGATAAGCCACTTCCAGACCAGAGAAAACTTTCTGGGTATTAAAGCTGCGGAGGAACTCCAGAATGGAGGCAATCAGCATACAAATCACCAGAATAGTGATGATGTGTAATTGCGGACCCCATTTACCGTCAAAAATCAGTACACCGATGATCGGCGTGAACGGCAAAATGGCATAAAACGCGGGGGCAGTGGTGGTGATTTCACTGACATCTAACATTTCATGAGAGATGTGCTCTTTTTTATCCAGATAACGTTGCCAGAAGAAGTGGGCGATCGCCATGCCGATAATTGCAGCAATTGAGATAGGCAGCGTCGTTTTGAAGGCGAAGTCAATCAGCGACATTTCGGAAGCCTGCGCCGCCAGCACCACATCCCCTGAAGTCGGTGCGAGAATAATCGCCGCCGGGGAGGCACAAATGGCAGCTGCTGCGCCACGACTGATACCAACGTTTACCATCACCGGAAACAGGGTTGCCATCAGCAAAACACCCAGACCGGTTGCGGAAGAGACGGCCAGTGACATCAGACAAGCAACAAAATAGGCGGCAATCATCAGCAGGTAAGGGGAGTTAATATACTGCAATGGTTTTGACGCCAGCTTGACCACCATATCATTCGCGCCGATATGGGTCATGTAAGCGGCAAAGCCACACAGCATCATAATCATCATGCCGAGGTCGCCGCCGCGGCTCATTAGTAATATTTTAACGTATTCAACGATATCCGTGGCGCTGTAGCCTGTTGAAGCCTGGCTGGACGGTAACACTTTGTGCCCCATAATGGCACTGATAATCAGCAATAACAGGCCACCGACAAATAACACACCAGTGGCGGAATACCCTTTAATGATGTAGCGAGCCACACCCACAATAACCACAACCCCAATAAGGAGTTCAATGAATGTCAGCATAATTTTTCCTGTCTCCAGGCCCAAAGTAAATAATAAAAACTTCCTAAAGCTTAAGGAAAAAATATGCCCAATAAATTGGCGATGAATGCTGATTAAAATCAAGAAAAACTGCCATTAAGACATTGAAGTTGCTGTTTTTATACATAGATAACAAAACGCATATTTAGCGGTTGGCAATTATCACATAATAATGTGTGTAAATTGATGGTGGATTGATGCAAATTTGTTAATTGCAATGGTGTTAGCTGCGGCTGTGCGCTCAAAAAATAATCTAATATGAGCATGGGTTGACGATATATATTATATACTTCGTTAAGATGATTGTTGTATCTCGTTAAAAAAATAAAATAATTTTTCCTTGATTGCATTTTGTCATCAAAAAAGACTTGGTTTTTCTTTTTTGACTATTCCCATCGCAGAAAACGACGCATCATCTTTAATCGATGCGCGGAAATATTTAACTTGAACAAGCGGAAATAAATAGAGCAGCTATTCAGATTATTCTTTATGTTGGGTCTATTAAGGTTATGTTAATTGTAGCTTTGCTATGCTAGTAGTAGATTTTTGATAAATGTTTTATGGTCACAAATGAACGTGAGTAAATATGTCGCTATCTTTTCCTTTGTTTTTATTCAGTTAATCAGCGTTGGTAAAGTTTTTGCTAACGCAGATGAGAGGATGACAACGTTTAGAGAAAATATTGCACAAACCTGGCAACAGCCTGAACATTATGATTTATATATTCCTGCCATCACCTGGCATGCACGTTTCGCTTACGACAAAGAAAAAACCGATCGCTATAACGAGCGACCGTGGGGTGGCGGTTTTGGCCTGTCGCGTTGGGATGAAAAAGGAAACTGGCATGGCCTGTATGCCATGGCATTTAAGGACTCGTGGAACAAATGGGAACCGATTGCCGGATACGGATGGGAAAGTACCTGGCGACCGCTGGCGGATGAAAATTTTCATTTAGGTCTGGGATTCACCGCTGGCGTAACGGCACGCGATAACTGGAATTACATCCCTCTCCCGGTTCTACTGCCATTGGCCTCCGTGGGTTATGGCCCAGTGACTTTTCAGATGACCTACATTCCGGGTACCTACAACAATGGCAATGTGTACTTTGCCTGGATGCGCTTTCAGTTTTGA